AAGTTTATTAATTTCATTCAATGCAATATCTAATCTGTAATTAGCCCATTCAAGATCAACATCATGACGTAAGAATTCTGTTTTAAAATATTTTTCTAACCCGATCGAATCTAATATTAACCCATTAGAATATTTTCCGAAGCAAGAATTGTCGCTCCAATAATGGGAATGATATCTGTTCAATTGGTCAATATATTTATATGTCGGTCGTTGGAACATTATAATGTTATTTTGAATTGCTAAATCAAGCAGGTGTAAATCCATATTATATAAGGACAATATTTTATTTATCAGATCAACTTACGAAGGCCAATCCTGCAGCACCAAGCGAGGCAGGGTTGCCGCCGCCAGCACCAGCGACGATAGCAGCTTTACCTGCGCGCTTCAGCACTGATGCGCCCAGCTTATTAATTTCTTTCTGATTCTTCTTTGATTTTTTGGAAGTCTTTTCTTTACGAGCGGCAAACATCTTCACAGCAGCAGTGTCGCCTGCCTTCTTCGCTTTGGCCTGCTTCTTGTTCTGCCGCCGCTTGCGCCTCTGTAGTTTTCCCTTCTTGTCAGCATCACGGATTCCTTTCGCGATATCGTCTATAATACTCATAGTTATATATTTAGTCGAGAATAAAATTCAATTTCGTTTTTAGTTTTTAAATATCAATTCGCTATAATTCCTGAAATATCTGAAATCGCTGCCCGTCCTTAATGAGGTATCGATTAATAGGAAGTCATATCTATCTTTGTATGCGGCGTCCATCAGCTCGGTGGCTCGGGTCTTCGGCATCATCATATATTCTTCTTGTATCGTCAACACTTCTTTATTGGTTTTAGGGTTGAATAGAAATATCAAATTCGCGTTACTTCTCATTGATGGTGGTGCATCGGTCACTTTATGGGTCACAATCCAAATACTTAAATTTAAATGCCGCCGATTTTTCACGAGCTGATTTAACATTTTCTCGTTTTCTTTTGTTCGCAATTGGCTTGATACATCGTCTAAAATCAACAGTGTATGCTTATTTTCTTCTACACCGTCTTCGGTCATAGAATCTATTAAATCGAACATATCTTCGGATATAGAATCGAATTTCTGATCGTCTGATATATTTTCTAGAGGCGAATCTTTTATCGTGTGTGCACTGGGGCTAACCAGAATTATATTATCAAAAGCATTCCTATAACTTTTTTTATGTTTCTTGTCTTTCGTGGTTTTATTGCTCTTCAGTAGGTTAACAATGAGATTTGATTTTCCCGATCCACTCGCTCCCGATATGATATAAAAATGGCTGGTGTCCATGAGAGGAGCGGCTACTGAACGGCCCTTAGCGTCTGTTATTCTTTTGTCACATTGCATTTGTATTTTTGATATATCTAAATCCTCATTCGGAATCTCTGTTATAGATGACATTTATATTATAGACATTTATATAAAATGAAATGGAAAACTAAATTGTAATTGAGCGGGTTTGAAGACGCTGTTATATATACATCATTGATACATTAACTATAGAACATTCACTTATAATATAGAGTATCATATGTATAGCTAGAGAGAACAAATATTAAACTACCAGATTCAGTAAATTTATTTATCTTATTTTACTTAATTTTACTTGTTTAGGTTTCATATTCAATAATTGGAAAGGTAAATAGTCAACTAGCATAATTCTAAATGGTTTCATAATCTGTCGATTGGAAAACACAATATGAAACCTAAACAAGTAAAATTAAGTAAAATAAGATAAATAAATTTACTGAATTTATATATATATATATAGTATTATTCTCTCTATTTGATATTATTCTCTCTGGTTAAACAAAGAGCATCTCAGGTTTAGATCGGGTCAATTGTGTAGGTGGCGGCGGTGCTGCGGGTTCAATAACTACCCTTTCGGCCTTACGCGCAGCAACCTCAGCTTTAGTAGCCCGTGGTTTCCGTGGCTTTTTTACTGGAGCTGGTTTAGGGTCATCATGTTTCATTTTATAAGTATTCATCAGTCGAGCGAACTTAATCTCATCATCTTCGAAATCTACAGATTTTACCGGGTTTACGATAACGTCTAAAGAAGGGTCGGCAACCTTCGCTAGTTTAGCCTCTTTATTACGTAGCTTAGTTGCCAGCATCTTCTGGGTAGCGGCAACCTGCTTAGCAGACCTTGCCTTCTTTACCGGTTTAACCATCGGTGCATCGTCCTCCTCTTCGGACGAGCTATCTTCGGTGATTTCAATAATAGCTTCAGAGGAAAGCTTTTCAACGGGTTCACGAATTATTTTTTTCTGAGGCATATATATATATGAATAATATTAAAAAATTACAAACACAAGAAGAATTCGATCTACTCGAGAATAATATTGATAGTATACTAAACGACAACGTTTATCATGACCGTGATTGGAACGCTGATGAGATTAAAACATTTGTCGCCCAATTCAACAGCTTCCAAGATGACGCGAAAGAATCGCTAATTGATATGGATAAGCTTGATCCAAACTTTGTATCTGAAACCGAATATAAGCAGAAATTTAACGGATTTGACGACGAAACTTTAGCGTATATGTGCGATTTAGAAAATCGAAAACTCGAGGATGCACGCATCCCGCCATTAATCATAAGAAATGAATCTGTAACGTTAACAAACAATTTATCTAATACAATATATAATAATGACTCTCAAGACACGAAAAACATCTCAAAGCCAAAATGTGACGCAGATTGTAAAGGTGATCCTGAGCGACTTGAAACCGAAAAAGAAGAAAAAGAAAAGGCGTAAATCCAACCCTCCTCCTAAACCTCGTAGTGCTATTGATGTAGCGCGCAATCCTCAACCGTATCAATTCAATATGTATACCCCACCCTTCCCCGCTGTCATCAACCATCAGCCTAAAGCAAATGCTAATTCGCAAAATGTATCAAATACTTTTCGCAATATTAGAGCTGTTAATGCTAAAGAATTAGAACGGCTACGGGGTGATTTAACCGCTTACCGACAAGAATCACAAACCATATTTAAGAAGCTTGTCGCATTTCCAAGAGAGAAAGTATACTATGAGCCGGTTCCTGTTGTGACTGAACCAGAAGATGAAACTAAAGAAGTTGTCGGTGATTTGTTAAGTGAAATGGTTACAGCTGTAGAAGATAAAGAAGCAATGGACACAGAAGATGAAACTAAAGAAGTTGTCGGTGATTTGTTAAGTGAAATGGTTACAGCTGTAGAAGATAAAGAAGCAATGGACGCAGAAGATGAAACTAAATCTGTTGTCGGTGATTTGTTAAGTGAAATGGTTACAGCTGTAGAAGATAAAGAAGCAATGGACACAGAAGTTATTGATGACGAAGAGATACGCATGACTAAAGAAGCAATAGCGCCAGTCATAAAAAAAAGAACAAGAATAACTGTAAAAAAGACTAGAACCCAATTGCGCGAGGAATTGGAAAACTTACCGGGTAATAAAGCTTATATAATGTTAAACACACAATTTAAAAATACCACAGCCACACAAATGCGAGAATTAGCAACAGCGCGTGGAATAAACATAAAATTATAATCTATCACCACTATATAAATGGGGAAAAAATTGTATTTTCTGGTTATGTTTTCAGATTTTGAAAAAACCCGAATAGGGTATGCGGGCTTGTTCTCGAGTAAACAAGACATTCTCCTCAGGTGCAAGCTGTTGAACTATAACGACCTGGTATATAAACGAACCAAATACAAGACGCTTAAGAGTTTATTCCAGTGCGTAGAAGTCCCGAGCAACAAGCGTCATTTCTTCAATAATTATTGCTTATGCGATTTCAATCGGCGGAGACAAATAGTTTAAAAATATTTAATTATTATTCAATATAATATTTTTTAAGATTCTAATCATATAGTTTAATTTAAAATTCTCTCCATCTATTCAAGTTATATCTATATTATGAGTAAATGTTCTATACATACAACAATAAAGACTATACATCGACCTCCACCTCCTGAACCACAGTCTGAGTTTGTTCATTCGTTATTTCTGTGTTTGGTTGTGAGATATTACTCACATCATACTCGCTTAACAATACCGAGATTGATGTCCCCCTGTTGTTAGCAATTGTCCGTAGCATATTATAAGACCCTGTCTCATCTGCTTGCTTAAGAACTATTTTGATTATTTGGCCCTCGTTCAAATTTAAAACGATAAACTTTTTGAGATATGACGCGATAGAGCTTCCGGTAATTTCGCCGCCGTTCTTCTGAGCGAACAAAGCTTTATTCTCTGAGTCGCCCAAGAATAACTTGACCATATCGGTAAATTTTTTAACATTGATTACATTCTTTTTCACACCATACTTCTTAGCGGTCTTGTATCTATTGCGAATAAAAATAACTTTAGATCCATCAATAATAATATGATTTCGGGTCTCATCATAATTATCTTTAGGGGTAGCGTGCACGTCTGCGAGTGCGATATCCATATTACGACAAGTGAGCTTAAACATGATAAACGAAACAATATATTTTTTAGGATTCATTTCATTCTTAATAGCGGCTTTCAGCTCCTTATACGTTGGCAGGGTTTTATCCAACACTCCATTCTTGCTTACTTGTAGTGAGCGTTTATCTTCGCGTATTTTCTTATCCACAGCATCAAAGGGTTCTTTATTCTTTTCATAATCAAATAACTTCTTACTAATCACAAACACTGAATGACGCGTCGACGGGTTTTCAATTGTTTCAATTCCCTTTAAAATATCTGCTAAAGGCATCTTTGCGATCGGCTTTCGGCGATCGGTTAAATCCATTAACTTTCTCAACCGCATATATGAGCTTCTATAACTATTAGCTGTTGAGTCGGTCATATCCTTCATAATGCGTTTTAATTCACGTTCCATTTATTAATACATAAGATTATTAATTATATCATTTTGAATTTCAATTAATTATAAAAATTACAATAAAAGAAATAGACAAATTACACTACCGATTTATAGATTTCTAATAGAGTAAAAACAACATAAAGACCGCCGAGAATTAGATAAATTATAATAATCATCATACTAAACCACACGGAAAATGCTATTAACTTTATATAATATATATTTAATTAGGATAATCTAATTATTCTCATCTCTTACTATGTTATTATTTTAATTTATCTAATAAATCGGGTCTTTATGTTGTTTTTACTCTATTAGAAATCTATAAATCGGTATTGTAATTTATGGGTTATTAATATCTTGGTCGGTAATCTTTGTTATCGTCAAATTCAGGAATAGACTCAAACTTGATTCACCGAGAGTGTCGTTAAAATCCACACCGTTTATGTCTAGCTTATTTCTTATTTGTATTTTATTACCGGAGACTATATATATATGATCTTCAAAACTGACATTACCGTGCGCGCCATCACTCGTGTTTCTGGAATATAGCCAAGAGAAGAAATTGTAATTAGAGTTTTCAAAATAATCTGTCGTTACATCGTTTGAAGAGTCAAGCGAGACTAAATAAATAGCGAACGCTAACCTATCGTTATAGCGTGATTGTAGGTTACCTGATGCTCTAATTTTATATGTCCCTGTTTGGGTAAATGTAATGAACCCGTCGCTATGAGATGAAAATGCCGTCCCTACTGTTCTAGTAGAATCTAAATCTGTTTGTCGGTTACCATTACCCCACAGATCATTCGATACTATAGCTTTATCAAAGTTATAAGTTGTCATCTGGGGAATCTGATAGATTGACGCCTGAACATTCAAAGACCCGACAATACTCATTTTATATGTATCTTGGAATACGCTCCCTCCGCCAATTAAAAAATTACCTGAGCGACTCATTGTTAACGCACCGGACGCAGTCGCTCCATCTGTATAGCTAATAAATTCCATCCCGCCGACATTATCCGTATGATTCGTTACTCGTCCGACAATAGAACACATGTTTTTTACATTTGGCGATGTTCCGCTGTCATCGTTTTGGAAATCTAACTGTGCTTGTCGGGATGAGGTGCTTCCGGTTCGCTTTCCTCTTATTTTCATTCTAACATCTCCGCCGTTTGGTCGCTGTAATAATAGTTGAGGTATTGTTGCACGACTGATAATAACTTGGTTGTCTATTGTCGTAATATCACTACTCGCTGTGATTCCTTCAATATTTGTATTTATGGTTGAGACTGCCGATGTAGTGTTGTTAAATTGTGTTTGAATATCACTTGTTACAAGTCTTAAATAACCAAATTCTGTATTACTAACATTTCCGTTGTCACCGATTAGCGTTGCGGATAATCTATCTGAGGAGGTTATTTCATCTTGTTTGTTACCGATTTGAGTTTGAATGTCACTCGTTACCGAAGCTAAATAACCAAATTCTGTATTACTAACATTTCCGTTGGCACCGATTAGCGTTGCGGATAGTCTATCTGAGGTGGTTATCTCGTCTTGTTTGTTACCGAATTGAGTTTGAATCGCACTGGTTACGCCGTTTAAATGAGTATATTCCGCATTACTAACGAATCCAGCACCAACCAAATTAGCGTCTAATCTACTTGAGGAGGTTATCTCGTCTTGTTTGTCATCGAGTTGGTCTTGAATACTACTAGTTACTCCATTTAAATGAGTATATTCCGCGTTACTAACGAATCCAGCCGCTATCAGATTAGCGTCTAATCTACTTGAGGAGGTTATCTCATCTTGTTTGTTATTAATATTGGTCGCATTAGTAGCCACGCCGCTTGTCGCTGCTTGCAATTCAGCGTTTACCAGATTAGTTATTGTCGCATTTGTTGCGGTAAATGTTGTAACATTCGTTTCACCAATATCAATCGTGTTACTATTTTGAAGCGTCTTAGACTGAAAAGTATTTGTATTAAATAGAGTCTTCGACATATTATAATATGTAGTGATATTATAAATGATTGACTACACAAAATATACTCTAGAGGGTGCTTCTGCGTTTCTGATTATAATAATTGCTTATAAACTTTACAAAATGCGGTGTAATACAATCTCTAAATGTTGCGGTGAAAAGTTTGAGTTAGATTTACACAACGACGGCGGACAAAATGAGATAATTATACAAGCACCCCATATCACTCCTACAACATCGCAAGTTTAATTTTTATTTTTATTTTTAATAGACCCATCGTGAAAGTTTGAGATTGCGTGAGCGTGTAAACCTCTCTCTGTAACACTTTTAAGTTTTTTCAATTCAGGGTTTAACCGAATCAAATAATCGAGAGATGATTTCCCTTTTACTGGGTCATATTTAATAGAATCAGTTTCTAATTTTCCAAACGGTAGATTTTTCTTAAAACCAAGCGAGACTGGATCATGCTTAATACGATGATGTATAACTTTGGTTTCTAATTTCTTTTTTTGAGATTTACTGACACTCGTGTCATTATCGAAAAATGGATTGGCTGCCGCGTTAAAAGTTCTCGCACTTGTCAGGTTTCTTTTTACAATATTACTTTTGGCTATCGTGTGATTTACTGTGCCGCCGCCCAGAGAATGACCTGCCATATGAAGCTGTGTTGGTTCTAAAGCTTTGATAATTTTATTGGTTCTATTTTTCCGGCGTTTGAAAGTTGGCACATGACCGCCCAAACCTAAAGCAAAAAGTATATCAGATTCGAGGTGTTGTGTGCCACGTTTGCTATTTAATTTCGTCCCCATATGGCTTATAACTATATTGGAAGGGTCGTTTTTGTGTCTGTAGGTGGTGATTTCGGAATTTGTATGGTCTGGTGCAACAATCCAGTCCGTATCGCTTACCATATTCTGTGTATTTTCTAAACGTTTGGTTCGTCCTAAATCTTTCGTCCCCATTTGGTAGCTGGCTTGAGCTAATTTAGCCATAACTTCTTTGCTAGGGTTTGAATCAGTCATATATATATAGTTGTAGATAATAACAAATTTGATTTAATAATATTTCTTAGGTAAGACAAATAATTTGGCTTAAACACTTAACTAATTGTTAAAATGAAAAAATAGAAACCATATTTATGGTTGCCATATTTTTTTGAGCATTTTCGTTTGTGGCTTTTGATTTTTTCATTTTAACAATTAGTTAAGTGTTTAAGCCAAATTATTTGTCTTACCTAGAACATTTTTATATAAATTAACACAGACTCATTGATACATTACTACATTAACAGATGAAATATTATATATTATTTAGAGTATATAATATTTTAGTAGAGAGAAATTTAGATTAAACTATCAGATTTGATATGATTTTATTATGAAGCTAACTTACAAATTATACTGCGATATTATACGTGAGCGAGGTAAGGTCCAGTGACACCATAACAGTGTGTTCTGCGAATACATCTATTACCATTGCATTTGCCGCAACAGCGTCGTATTCCATATTCATCTGACAAACCATTCCGATTGTATTAATGCCCGCAACAAGACCAAGCGACCCCTCGCCTCCAGCCACGCGCTGAGATTCGAGATCAATCTCAATGAGGTAAGAGCCAGTTGCTGCG